CATGGAGAGTGCCTCGATGAAGATGGCCGGGAACAGGGTGGTGGTCGTGACAAGCGCGATGTAGTCGAGCGAGGGAGTGCCTGTCAGGTTTGTGTGCAGGTTGGTTCCGAGGATTTCCCAAGTGCCAAAATTCTCGCTCGCATCGATGTCATCGAGCCGGATCGCCCGGATGAAATCGGTGGGCAGAGCATACTTCACCGAGTAGCCGGTGAGTGGGACCGTGCCGGTGGCGAGGTTCTGCTGCTTGCGGCAGAACTGCCAATCGAACTCGGCTTGGAGTTCCTCGACCGTCTGCGCGTAGAACAAGGTGCAATACTGCGCTTGCGCGTTCGCGGCAGAGAGCGCAGTGATGCGCGAATCTCCGAGGCGGGCGAGGGCGAGGTTGCAGATGTCGAGGTCTGTCATTGAAGCGTAGTCAGATCACAAAAAATGGTTGGCAGACATTGCCCGGTCTGCCAGCGGGGTGCGGGAACTTAGAGGACTTCGTCGCAGGCGATCTCGACGACTTTCTTCTCTTCCATGCGCACGGCAGCAAGGCTGGCCACGGAGCGGATTTGCAGGGAGTGTGAGAGGTCGGTGCGGACATCCATCATGGTCTTGAGTCCACGCTCGGCGAGGACGATGCCGCTTTTCACATAGGCGTAGCACAGACGAATATCTGTGGTGGGCGCTTGGAAGGGCAGCTGTTGGCTGCGGCGGAATTTGAAACCCATAAAGGTGTTCAAATTGCCGTCCACCAGGGCGCGAACCGTGTTGTAGTCTGCCGAGGTCGCCTCGACCGTGCGGAGCAGGTCTTGGAGTTGCTTGGCGGAAACAACCATGATGCGCTCCTCCTCCTCGTCCACCTCGTTGGAGTCGAAGAGGAACTTCGCTGCGCGGAGTTTGGCGATGGTGAGGCCGAGGTTGGCTCCGGGAGTTCCGGACTCCACATGGTTTGGTCCGATCTTCTGGCCTGCGGACAATTGGGTTTGAACAATGCCTGTCGGGCCAGTGGAAGCTGGACCACCGAGGGCGTCGATGATGATCTTGTCGCAGGTGCGGGCGTAGGCTGCGGCGTGGGATTGGATGATCGGGCTGGTGGGCAACACGACTTCGCCGAGGAACTGCTCGTCGAACTCGTCAACGAGTTTGGCGCAGTCGTATTTCAGCGGGCGAATCCAACGTTTGGCCATCGCTTGATCGGTGATCCGGGTTTCGCGTGAGCGATCCGTGATCTCAGTCATGGAGGTTGCGTCAAGTTGGTTGTAGGATTTCTCCTTCCCTTCGATGGAATCGAGGGTGACATATTCCTTCAGCTTAGAATTCTTCTGCTGAACGAGGTGTTTCCAGTTCGAGTCGAACTGGGTGGTGAAGTGATCGGGGATGTTCGTCAGAACTCCGTTAAGATTTGGCATTTTGGCTCCTTTGGTTTGGGTGAGTTGGTATCAGTCGAAACTGATGGTTTGTTCTGCTCCCTTCGCTTCCAAGTGTCCCGTGTGGGGTCAGCGGCGGCGGGTATTAGGGAGCAGGCTCACAAAGGAGGTGTCTGCTCTGACGATGTTGACATTACCGCCGATGCGGTATCAGTCAAAACTTTTTTCTAAAAAAATAGCAGGGCCGAGAGTCGAACTCGGAATTCCAGATTATGAATCTGGTGAGATACCATTTCTCCACCCTGCAAATCTTCAGCCCTGCTTGAGCAGGGAAGTGACGAGCGTGGCGGCTTCGCGGTCGCCTTCCATGTATCGCTTGTGCCAACTGTTGTCGGGATTCGACATGATGTCCTTGGCGCGTGCTGCGCCGGTCATAAACTCTGTGCCGCCCATGGAGCGCCCGACCTTGTCCTCGCTCATCATTTGCGCCATGCGCACAAATCCGCGCACGACCTCCGGATCGCTGAACCCATGCGAATTCGCATCCACGCCAGCGATCTTCGCGGCCTGCTTGGCGAGGCCGATGTTCTTTCCGAAATCATTCCCCCACTCCTTTTGCAGCGTCTGCACGGCCTCGGTGCGTTGCTTTTCAAAGGTGGCTTGGATCGCCTCCATTTTGAACATTTCCGTCTTCGCATGTTGGTTGACGAGTTCCTTCATCGCCGAGGGCGGGATGCCGTGCTTGTGCGCGATCTCGGCATAGGGCTTGGACATCTCGTCGCTCCATGTCATGCCCTCCGGGAGAGCGTCTGGAGCAAACTTGTATTCCTCCAGCGAGTCCGGCACGCCCATGGCGCGGCGGAAGGCGGCGAGTTCTTCGGGTGAGGATTTCTCGTTCGGGACGCCGAGCTTTTTTCCGATGAGGGCGTTGGCATTTCCTAACGCCTTGGCCATGTCGGAAACGCTCTTGTATTTGGAGAGCGTATCCTTGTAGGCGGCGGAATCTTCCGGGAGGTTGTTCGTCCATCCATCGGCGAATGTGCCGTCGGCGTTGACATATCCGGTCGAGGGTTGAGTGGTGGCTGGCGTCTCCGAAGCGGCTGGCGCTGCGGCGTGGTCTGCGGTGTCGGCTCCTTGGTCGAGCAGACTCTGCTCGGAGGAGGTGTCGATGGTGTCTTCCATAAATTAGGTATCAGTCAAAACGGCACGCTCACGGTTGCGGGTGGTAGCCGAGGTGGGTGCGGCGACCGGCGTAGCGGATCGCGAATTCCTGCGGGTGGTAGTCGCGCATCCACTCGACATAGGCGGGTGTCTTGTCGCCGAGCATCTGCTCCATTTCCGGCGCGGGCGGGATCGGTTTCGGTGCGGGCTTGGGATCGGGTTTCTTGCTCATTTCTTGACCTTGCGTTTGGGAGTCTCGATGTCGCCGTCTGCGATGACCACCCTGCGGAGCATGGTTTCAATGTGGATGAGGACGCCGCGCTGGCCATCGCGGAGGGCCGCGACAACGGGGTTGTAGTCGTAGCCGGGGAGGAATGCCTGCGACTCTGTGGAGAACTGGTGCTTGATGTCATCGATGACCATCTGGCCGTCCTTGTTTCCAAAAACACGATGATAGGCGTTGGTGACATTCTGGCGCTCACGCTCACGCCGGAGGGCTGCGGCTTTGTCTTCGGGCGCCATCATGCGGTCATGCCGGGGAGCATCTGCGCGAGGGCGGAATCTGCCTTCACGCTGCCAGCCTTGCCAAGGGCGCTTGCAGTCTGCTCCATTTGCTGCGCCTGCATTTGCTGCTGGGCGGCTTGGGCGCGGGCTGCGCGGGTCTGGGCGACCATGTCCTCATCCATGAGCCACCGGGCAGGCAATCCATCGTTGCGGGCCATGTCGCGGGTGATCTCGTCAAAGTCGAAATTGTCGAGCATCTCCGGCTTGATCTGCACATAAGGCAGGAGCATCTCGCTGGTGCGGATGAAGGCGGCGTTTTCGAGACTCTTGATCGCGAGGGCGATTCGGGAGTTGTAGGAAACATCCGGCTCCGGGATGACGCCGATCATTTGGAGCGCCTGCGGAGGTGGTGGGAACTTGCCAGCGCGGGCGAGGATCGCAAACACACGGCGCAGGAGCGGATTGAATAGCTCCGTGGTGAGTCGCGCAAAGGTCGGGGAAAACTGGATGAGCTTCTCGCTGGCCCGCTCGGCCACTTCGCGGGCAGTCATCTGCTTCTGGAGTTGGGCGAACATCTGAAAGAGGTCCACATGGAACGCCTCGTTGATGGCCTTGCGTTTGTGTTCGGCCCGCTCGACGCCGATGTCGTAGCGCCCGCCGGTTCCCCACTCCCGTGGAGTGGCGTTGGGGTTGTTCGGGTCGAAATAGGTCACTCCACCGGCGCGGAGGTCGATGTCGCCGTCGAATCCGGCAGGGATTAAGATGCGAGGGAACGCATGAATCTCGGCAAGCGAGTCGAGTTGCTTTTCAAGGAAGTTGAGTTGCTTGCACTCCGGCAATGCGGTCCACGATGGCGAGTAGCCGTAGCATTCGCTGTTCTTCCATTTCAAATATCTCGTCACGAAGAATGGCTGCTCATCGAACCCGGAGGACAGGAAGACATGCTTGCTTGCCTTGTCCACATAGATCGAGGCGTAGGGCTTGTTCTCGGCGTCTCGCTTGCCCATTTCAATCTCGCCCGGTCCACGGGGAGCGATGAGATGGACACAGGAAAACTTGCGGTTGGAGTTGGTTTTCTCCAGCTCCTTCTTCATAGAGTCGGTGAGGTTCTCGACTCCGAACTTGAGCGCGGCCTGCCGTGCCGTCATCTCATACTCGCGGGAGAGAGTATCGACATAGCCTTCGTCGTCTTCGCTGATCGCGAAGCTGCCCATGTCGAGCTTGGAAAAATTGAGCGAATTGACCTTGCCGCTTTCGACGAGGATCGCTGCCGTGCCAAACGCGCCACGGTCGAGATAGAGTTCGTGAATCTCGGTGTAGAAATTGGACCGGCTGAGTTCGGCCTGCATGACCTCGGTGCAACGCTTGAACCATTGTTCGACCTCGTCCTCGCTCTC